CATAAGTAGACATTATATCTTTTTCCTGCCATGATTCAGGGATGAGTTGACCTTTTACAATCCAATACAAACGATTTGCTTCTTTAAGTTGGAAGTATGTCATACTGTATTTACAGTATGTTTAGATTATAGCGTTAACATTAGCCAATAGTGAAGCCGTAGCCGGCACCACCTGCAACAGCCATTGAAACATCTGCTTCTAGTTTTTCCATTTCAGCTTGTGCTTCTGCTTTTAATGCATCACCGTTAAGTGCAGAACCACCTTGTGGGCCAGCAATAGTAGCAAATTTACTACGTGCTTCGCCTAACATAAATTTACAAGCAGCAAGCGTGTAATCTTTAATCCATTGGCTTGCTAGATAATCGTTCAGTAGTTCACTATCAGGACGATAGTTGTAAACATAGAGAAGTAGATTTTCTTCAGTGCGTGGACGTTGTAACAGAGTTAACTTTTTACTAGTTGTATTCCATTTAAATTCAATAAATGAACCAAACATTCTGCCTACAAGTTCTTGGTATCCTGCAAACAGGTCATATGTGGCTAGACCTCCTAAATTGCTGCTTGACAAAAGATAAGTGTTTGTGTAAGCAAGATTGAATGGTTCAAATAATGTGCCGCCGTCACCGCCACCGCTACGTGAGCCAATGCTTCTACGGAATAATTTACGAACTTCTACTACTTCGTTTGGAAGTATGTATTCGTTTTGATCTTCAACAGTAGGCATAAACAAGTATGACTCTTCAACACTATTGTCCGAACGCTGTCTAAATTTAGCAAATGCTTTTTTTAATGCAGTTTCATAGTGGATAGGATCTAGCTCGACATCTACCATTCCTCCGCCAAGGAATGCATTTACATAGTCGAAAACTTCTTGTTTTTGTGTTTGCGATACTGCCATTTATGTTTCTCCGTTATAGTATTTATCTTTCGATAAATATGTGTATGCCAAGACTTAGTTTATATAAACCAGAGCGCGGTGCAGACTATAAGTTTCTGGATCGACAAATTAACGAAATGTTTACCATAGGTGGTACAGACCTTTTTGTCCACAAGTATATTGGTACGAATGACGGAACAACAGAAAAGGATCATACACAAATCCAAGATATGTTGTTTTTAGAAAATCGTGATAGAAAATACGATCCAGATATCTATACAATTAGAGGCATTTATAATGTACAGGATATTGATTTTGATCTTAGCCAATTTGGATTGTTTTTAACTAACGATACATTGTTTATGACTGTGCATATTACAAGCTCAGTTGAAGCAATAGGACGTAAACTAATGCCTGGTGATGTAATTGAATTACCTCACTTAAAAGATGAATATGCACTAAACGACTTTAGTGTAGCACTAAAACGTTTTTATGTTATTGAAGATATCAATCGTGCTGCTGAAGGATTTTCGCCAACTTGGTATCCACATTTATATAGACTAAAACTTAAACAGATTGTTGATAGTCAAGAATTTAAAGACATTCTCGATTTACCTGCAAGTGAAGATCATCCAGAAGACGGCACATTGCGTGATGTATTAAGTACGTTTGAAGCAGAAATGCAAGTTAATGATGCTGTAGTTGCAGAAGCAGAAGCAAATACACCTAAGAGTGGTTATGCTGTAGATGAAAATTATTATACCCTTGCTGTAGATGAAAATACAGGCAGGAAAAAGATTCAACAAACAGATAGTCAAGGTAATGTTACAGATAAAGCAACTCCGACAAGAACCGGTTATAGTGGTCTTCTTATTGGAGACGAGTTTGCACCTAATGGCAGTAACTTTAGTAGTGGTATTAGTTTTCCACTTAATGCTGTTACAGGCGATTATTTTTTAAGAACAGACTTTTTACCACAACGTATGTTCCGCTATGATGGTAGACGTTGGTTAAAAGTACACGATGTTAAGAGAGCTCCAATGGACAACGGTACTACACAAACATTGCGTGGATCATTTATTAATGATGTAGACACCTACATCTACAACACACCAATTGCACAAGATTTTGTACGTCTAACTGTAGGACAAACTGTAATTAATACAGAAATTGCATACACAACTGCAAAATATCTCCAGATAGAATTTACATCAACTACAGGTGACGGATATATTAGATTACCATTTATAATTGAAGATTATCCTGGTATGCTTACAAGTTATGATGACAATGGAACCGAACGTGTTAAAATTACATTACCAGAAGATGTTGTTAAATATGAAGGATTATATAGTTTAACACTACATAATGTACGAACACAACAGCGTCAGGCGCTTTCTCAAGTATTAAGACCTAAGGCGGATAACTAATGGCTGAACACTTTTATGATGGACAAATAAGAAAGTATCTTGTACAAATGATGCGACTGCTTAGTAACTTTAGTTACAAGACAGGCGACGGCACTACTATACAAGTTCCAGTTATGTACGGGGATATGACTAGACAAGTAAGTGCTATCTTGCGTGATAATTCAGAAAATAAAATACCTAGTGCTCCTAGAATGTCTGTATATATTACAGGTTTAGATATAGACAGAGAACGTACTTCAGATGCTAGTTATACAAATAAAAGACATATAAGAGAACGTGTAAAAGATAATAGCGGTAATTATATTGATGATCAAGGACGTCAATATACTGTAGAACGTTTAATGCCTACACCCTACAAACTTACAATGAACTGTGATATATGGGCAACTAATACAGATATGAAGTTGCAAATAATGGAGCAGATTTTAATGTTGTTTAATCCAAGTTTTGATATACAAACCACAGACAACTATTTAGACTGGACAAGTTTAACTACAGTCATGCTAGATAGTGTTAACTTTAGCACTCGTACTATTCCAGTTGGCGTTGATAGTGAAATAGATGTTGGACAAATGACATTTAGTACACCAATTTATATTAGTCCTCCTGCTAAGGTTAAACGTCTTGGTGTTGTTACTAATATTGTTACTAGTATTTTTGACGGTGACGGTTATTATGACTTTGAAAAATTACTCGAAGGTACTAATCTGTTTAGTATTGGCGGATATACACAGTCGTTCGAAGACGGCGGCACACAGAACGAAGTTGTAGATACTGGTGCATTTCCAAATGACGGTGACGGTATATTAACTCCAAGAAAACAAGTTACACGAGTTAACAAACCAGTTGTACAAAATCCATTACAAGAAAGAATTCTTATCTTAAACGGAGATGCACAAATATTAGATAATGGATTACCTAGTAATTTTAAATGGAGCGATTATTTTACAGAACTTACAGGAAAATATCAAGCAGGGTTAAGTATAATATACTTAAGAAAACCGGATATACAAGGGTTAGTTGCTGGTCGTATTACTATTAATACGCTAGACGAAACTAAACTTTCTATAGATTGGGATAGAGATACACTGCCTAGTAATACTACAATACAAGGTCCTGCAAGAGATGCAAATCAATATTCAAGTGTAGACTTTATTATTGATCCGTTGCGTTATGATCCAAAATCAGATACAGGAAAAGCAGGTGTTAGATTACTACTATTAGGCGCTATAGGTGACGCTTCAAATACAGACGGAAGTTATGCTTGGAAAAATACTGATAACTCAGACTTTGTAGCAGGAGCTAATGATATTATAGAATATGACGGTGCAAATTGGCATATTGTGTTTGATGCAAGTAAAGAGTACTTGCCATACAACAACGAAACTATTACAACAGTATATACTACAAATCTTAACACAGGAGTTCAATACTACTGGGACGGTGATCAATGGCTATTAAGCGTAGACGGTGAATATGCCAAAGGTGACTGGACTATACGTCTAGACGGATAATTACTTGTATGAACAAGATTATCTGTAGTGGTGCTCTCTTTTACGCATTAAATACCAAAAGATTTTTATTCTTACACAGAGTAAACGGTAAAACAGCCGGTACTTGGGGTCTTGTAGGTGGCGGCACAGAAAACGGTGAAACACCATTTGAAGGTTTAAAAAGAGAAATACAAGAAGAAGTAGGTAATATTCCTAAAATTATAAAAACAATTCCTTTAGAAACATTTGTTTCTAACGATTCAAAATTTAATTTTCATACATATCTTGTAGTTATAAAAGAAGAATTTTTACCAACGCTAAATTCAGAACACAGCGGGTATGCATGGGTTGAATTTGGTTGTTGGCCAAAAACTTTACATCAAGGCTTAAGAAATACACTACAGAATAAAACCAATTTAAATAAACTTGAAACAGTATTTCAAGTAATTGATCTATTAGAGGTTTAAATGAAAGACAATATAAAACAACACGACTGGGGCTATGAAATAGCTTGGGTAACAAAAGATACATACTATAGTAAAATTATTGCATTTAATAAACCTGCTAGAACAAGTATGAGCTTTCATAAATTAAGAAATAAGAGTTGGTTTATAAATGACGGACAATTTAAAATTAGATGGATTGATACTAAAACTGGTCAAGCGTATGAAAGCGAACTTAAAGAAGGATTAACTTTCGATGTTCCTGCACTTATGCCTATAAGTATTGAGTGTATAAGTCCTACAGGAAGTTTTACCGAAGTCGGTGATGTTTCAAAAACTGATGATGCATATCATCTTTCTCCAACAGGAGTAGCAAATGATTCCACGCCTTAAGTATTCTCAAAAATATATAAATGAATTAGAAAAATTTAAAGATGGTGTTGAAAAAATTACCAATCAAGATTCTAAAAATAAAGGACAATTACTTCTTAAGCAACTTCAAGATAAAGTAGATCTAATAGATAGTTTACACAGTGATACAGGGTTTACTAATCTTAAGTTAACCAAAGAAGAAATTGCTAATACTGTTAAAATAAGACACCAGTTAGCACAACTAATTAAATAGTTGAGAATCTTTTAACTTGAATAGATCCTACCATTGCAGGGTGTGCTGTACACTGATATCGATACCCTCCGGAAATGTTTTCTGGAATTCTCCAATATAACGTTCCGTCTGACCAACCTTGAGCTTGTGATCCAGTCAATACTCTGCCTTCATTTGATACATGAAACACTCCGGTATTGTACTGATTGCCTAATGGATCTTGTATTTCAAACGGGTGTCCTGTTGCGTTAGTTAAGTCAAATGATACTGTTGTTCCTGACAATACATAGATTGTTGGGTTATTTGCAGAATAGTGTGGTTGGAAAGTATATGCTGTGATGCCAACACTACCTACTTTAAATTGTACCAATGTAGGTTCTACAATGTTGTTGATTGTGAAGAATCCTGTATCGCCTCTAATAATATTAGGAAATGCATTTTCCCATTCAGTACCATTCCAATATAAAACAGAACCCTTTGCATCTAATGGCGCATTTTGTGCCCAAGTAAATGCAACATCTGATAAATCTTCAATTGAAGTAGGTACAACAGGAGGTGTATAACTAAACACACCTGATGTATTATTATATGTTAGTGTTCCACTGCCGCTTGCTGTATTCTGTGTAACGCTTAAATCAGTTAATGAAATACCTCCGCCGCCGCTTGCTACTGATGCAGGCTCCCAAACACTGTTAGTTGAATTCCATGAAAGTACTTCACCGTTGTTAGGAGCCGATGTTGTTGTGTCAACATCGCTTAATGCATCTATGCTAATAGAGTTTAGATCTGTTGCACTAACGCTGGTAAGATAAGAACCTAAATCACTTATTTGACTTTCTGTAATACTTAATGCACTTTGGTGTTGTGTTACTGAACTTTGTGTAATGTTTGCATTAGGTACATCTGCCCATGTAACTGCTGCTGTTAAATCGTTTGTTTCTGTATAACTTGTTAAGTAACTTGACAAATCAGGTGGTGTATAACGGAACACACCTGTTGTATTATCATAACTAATTGCACCGTCACCGCTTGCTGTTAGTTCGTTACCTACACTAAAATCTGCTAGTGTTGCAACTGTAGGAGTATTAGTAAAGTTATTGTAGTCTAGATAATATGTACTGTCAAATCCGTCTAATGTATCAGCGTCTAATCCACTACCGCCAGATGTTACGTCAAATCCTGGTGCCCAATGATTACCGTCCCATTTAAGAACTTGTCCAACTGCCGGTGCAGATGATGTTGTATCAACATCACTTAAAAAATCAATACTAAATGATACTAAATCTATATGTAGGTCATTGCTGTCTGTAGTGAGTTCTGTAGCAATGTTTGTTCTACCCAAAACATTTAAAGTATCTGAACCACTTGCTGCATATTGTCCATCGTCTGTAACAACAGTACTAAAAGCATTAGTAACACCACCTGTTACATTTGCATTAATAGTTAGCGTATCACCGGTGATTGCTGTTGTAACATTTGAGCCGCCAGCAACAGTTAATGTGTCGTTGTTTATATCTGCTGTTGTGCTTCCGGTATCTGCTGCTATTGTATTAAATGTGTTAACATTTACCGATACTTGTGCTGGAACAACATTCCATACAGTGCCATCAAACTCCCAGGTGGTTCCGCCCGATGTATATTGGTCTCCTATCGAAGGACTATCTGGAAAATTTAAAGCCATGTTGTTTTTATCCTCTTTATCATATTTATGCTATAATGTCTAGTGGTTCGTTTACCAAGAAACCAAAAGAGTTATTTACGTCTAATTCTAAAACTGTTCCTGTATTAGCACTAACATTTGACACTGTTGTACTTGCACCAGAATTTCTACCTTGAATATTAAATGGTGTTGCAGGATTAGAGGCAAATACAGCAGTTACTTGTATAGCAATACCTGATACAATACTGCTTACTGTTACGTTTGTTCCATTATCATCTAACCAAGCACTTGTACTAAGAACTATTCCCCTGTCATTAACAGTGGGAACAATTCCTGTATAACTCATAGATCCAACAGTGCTATAAGGATTAGTTACTCCATATCTACTATAAATTATACGTTGTGTTGACCCCATTAAACTTCTAAAGTCGTTGTAATCATTTGTTAATCCTGTTGTTGCTACTACACTTTTTGCATCATTTAAAAGTTTATTTTTTAAATAAGCAGGAGATACTCTTGGATTAGCTTGTAAATGTAATGCTAGTAAACCGGCTACTTGAGGAGCAGCCATACTTGTCCCCCCAATACTCATTATTTTATAATTTGAATTACCTGGATAATCAAACGTAGTATAACCAGATGCTTCATTGCTTGATGTACTCATTATACTTTCACCAGGTGCCCATATATTAACCGCAGGACCTTTTTTACTACTTGTTCTTGGTTGATCTAAACTACTTCCATTTACAGTGCTATCAATGTTACCTACAAAAAATGCATTATCACTATACGGACTACCTGGGCGATGATATAATCTAGAACTTCCGTCAAAATTAGCAAAATTATTATAATCTGTTCCGGTTGCTAAATCAGCTTTATAGTAATCATTTCCTGCTGCAATAGTAATATGAATTCCTGCATCTATCATATCTTCAACTTCTGCATTTGAAAAGGCATTTTGTGCTGGAAAAATTCTAGTACCGCCCAATGGAATCATTATTCCATAATTTAATAAAAGGTCAGCATCTGATTGACCGCTGTATGTCCACGGAGTACCTTGATATGTTCCTCCTGTTGGAGCTGATGTAGAAGTATTTAAATACCCCCAACTCATGTTAACAACAGTAGGACGTCCACTTACTTTATTTAAATGCCACAAACGTATAGCATCAAATGCATCAGCAATTGGAATGCCAGTACCGTCAGTGCCTGTTGGTGTTTCTAATCCTTGCAATTTCATTGAATATATAGCAGCACCTTTTGCCCATCCATAAGTTTTACCTGCTGCTATACCTGCACAATGAGTTCCATGTCCGTCTCTGTCTCTGTAAAAATCTACACTTTGAGTTCCGGTTAATCCACTTAATCCATACCAATCAATTTGTACAAGTCTTGTAGTTCCTTCTGAACTTTCCCATTCTGGATGTCCTGGCTGTATACCGCTATCCATAATAACAATATCAACGCCTGACCCGTCTAATACATAATCATAATTTCCTGCTACTGTTCTACTAGAACCGTATACATTTGTTGTTTCTATACTACGTCTTAAACCCCAATTAACATCATTAACACTACTAAACCCTCTATAAAAGGTTCCTTCTTGATATGATCTAAACCCAATTTCAATGTCGTCTCTTTGATCTGGCGGTAATTCAACTGCTTCAATCCTAGGATCGTTTTCTAATTCTCTTGCTTCTTCATCTGTAAGATACCAATGAGTTATGCGGTTTGATCCTAATCTTGGATTTGCTATTTCTACTGTTCTATTTGGTATTGATTCAACACCGTATGTTGCAGACATTTCTGCATCAAGTTCAGCTAGGTTTACACCACGTTTAACAATGACAGCATATTCTTTTTCAACCATACTTAAAACTCGTATATCAATATTATTACATCGCCTACATCTACTGAAGCGCCGTCGCCTTCTCTATAAAGTATCATATCAAAGCTAGATGTACCTCTTGTAATTGGAATATAAACTCCTGTAGCATTTGTATAATCATTAATAGTTGCTACTACTTGATAATCGCTTACTGATGCATATGCTGAACTAAAACTAACAGTATAGTCACCTGACGCATTTTGTGTTACACCACTGATTCCTGAACTTCCTGTCCAGGTAGGGGATGCACCTAGTGTTACATATCCTCCATGAACCGGAGTAGGAACACCGTTAATTGTAACACCGTCTGGTGCTGTTATACTAAATGAACTTGTGCTATCAATTTGGGGTGTGCCAGCATTTGATGTTTCTAACGTATCAACAGTTAATGTGTTATTAATTGTAACAGCATCATTTGTAGTTGCACCTCTTGCAGTAATATTTGCTAGGGTTGATGTTTCTGTATAACTTGTTAGATAGCCGCTTAAATCTGGTGGAGCATAACTAAACACTCCAGTTGTATTATTGTAAGCTAAAGATCCGCCGCCATTAGCGGCATTCTGTGTTACACTTAAATCAGTAAGTGCTATTCCGCCGCCGCCACCTGTTGCTTGTAAATCAGCAGCAGGCGCCCAACTAGTTCCATTCCATTTTAAAACCTCGCCACTACTTGGTGCAGTTGCACTAACATCTGTTAAGTCTGACAGTGTAGTAGGTACAGTTGGTATAGTTGGTGTGTTTGTAAAATTATTATAGTTTAGATAGTAGGCAGAACCTTGTCCATTGAGTGTACTAGCATCTGACGAACTACTACTTCCACCACCACCAGTTGTTGCAGGTTCGATCCATTGACTACTAGTTCCATCGTTAACATAAATGTATAATTTACCAGTTTCTGTATTAAGCCATAAATTACCTGAGCTTGGATCACTCGGCACAGTGTCTGATACGTCTACTGTTGCGCCGCCACCGCTAAGATCTACGTCTTCAGGCATAAAGTGTTCGTGTTCCGCACTCCATACTAGTATTTGACCTGGAGTAGGCGGAGTCAAGTACATTACATCGCTGAATGCACTGATACTAATTCCACTTAAATCTGTATTTTTTACAAATGCACTAGTATCAACGTTGTTTAAGTCTGCTCGTGCTAATTCAAATCCAGCGACATCTTCAGATCTTCCGCTATAAACTCTTAGTGAATTTGAATCTCTAGAAAAGAATACTTCACCACTAGAACCAACGTTTCTGTCAAGAAAGTCTGTTGCTCTAGGAATTATTCGTATTCTGTCAACAATAGGTGCTGTACTCGATCCTGCCACATTAATCTCCTAAATCTATACTGTATTTATTTAGAATCAGTAGCGTCCAACACCTAGTATATAAACTCCATTCCACCAACCGTTTTCGTTTTCAACTAATTCTTCAAGAATAATACGTTCAAAATGTATATGTAACCCACTTTCTTCTAATGCTTGTTTGGCGCCTTCTACAGTGCCATCAAAATTTGCATCGTCAACTATTACTATTGCCTGATTAGAAAGTGCAGGAGCATAATGTTTGATTGCAGCTTTGGTTTCATTTTTGCCGTGAGGACCATCATAAAAGAAAACATCAATAGGTTTAAAATCTGAAATGTCAACTTGATATAAATCAGCATCGTAAATTTTAATATCGTTATCACCTTGATGTGCTTGTATGTTTTTAAGAAAATCTTCTTTACTGTTTGGTGGTAATCTTGGATGATCCTCTCTAACAGGTTGAACGTTTTCTTCCCAATTATCAACAAAATATGCAGTTAACTTATTACCATCGATAGCAGGAACAGCAGTTGCTCCTAGATAACATCCTACTTCTAGATATGTTTCGGCGCAACTACAAACATTGTGTAGGAAAGATTGTATTTTATGAGATGTTAGTCCGTGTATGCGCCACATATCGATTCCACTATAATGTTATTAATTGTATATGATTTTTGCCCATTTTTAGCTTCATAAAGTTTATCACACTTGTTACAGTCCCAACAATCAAACTTACAGTTTTTAATAAACTGTCTCCAAGCATCTATTGGTTTACCTTTTAAATTAGTGTTATTAATATATCCGTCAAAGTCAGAAAATAGTATTTCTTCTTTATTTTTATACTTTTTAATAATATCCATAGTAGAATATAACTGTGCTATACTTTCTCTACCATGCATTTTAATAACGTCTACATAATAAAGCATTTCAACCCAGTCTTGTCTCCAAGGAGGAATGTTTGCTGTCTTAAGTGGTGTAGCAGGATCTGTTACGTCCCATTTAGGACAACTTACTCTACTGATTGCATCATTAAAATATTGAGGACCTGTAGTACGTGTGTTATTAAAATGAAAATGTTCACCCATTACTGGACAACTTCCTAGGCATCCTTCGTTACCTAAAAGTGCAATTTTAATACCGTACTTTTGTTTAACTTTTTTAATTTTAATAAGTTCGTCTTTATTACGCATTAAATCTCTATCTATGTTAATATAGTGAAATCCTGCTTCTGCTTGTTTTGCAACATCAGCTGCTGTATTCACTTCTCTCAATATAGTATTTTTAATTTGTAATTGTGGGAACTCTTTTTTTATTTGTCCTGTCATTACCCAATGGGTG